AAACTCTTTTTCTTCTTGAGCAGTTTGTTCTGCATATTTTTCTTTACGATTTGCTTTATACTCTGGGAAAATTTCTTTTCTATAGCTACTACCACCGTCTGCGCACACGACTATCGTGCCAGCATTATATGACTTCGCTAAACTTTCGACTGTTCTTATATAGTCGTATTTAAAATCTGTAACGCCTTGATGTTTCCATCTAAATGCTATGTTGAGTCCATCAACTATCAGCAAGTTCCCACGCGGGGCTGGGTTCCCAAGGTCTGAGAATTGGATCGCCATGTGTAAACTGTATCTCCTCTTTTTCTAGCCAGTGCTCTGCGATTAAGATATATGCACCTAGCCAGGCAATATGTATGTATCTTATTGTGTTCTTTGGTTTTCTTGCAGTCGCAACAAAGAATTTGCCGTGATTCTCACGAAAGATGAGAAGTGGCTCTTGTTCCATATCCTTTGCTTGTCTGCAAAGTTTACTCCACCATTTGAAAAGATTATTACTTTTCTGTGTGTATATTTTACTGTCAAAACCTACATTTTTATAAAACTTTACTTCTATACAAAATGCATTTATTTTATTAGGTACTCTTAGATCTCCTTTTATTTTACCACTACCAGATCCAGGAGTTTGTTCCCATTTTTCTTCTGTCAATCTTCCTAGTAAAGAAATAACTTGATTTTCACCTCTTTGTCCTTTTTGTCTTGGATTAACCATTACGCTGTAGGAAGTTTAAATAATAATTTTTCTAATTCTGTATAACCACCAATTTTTTCACCGTCAACGATAATTTGTGGAAATGTCCTAGCAGTTGGAAATAATTCTCTTACTTCACTTGCTTGATAATCTTGCCCCATCATTTTATATTGTACTTCATGTACTGCAGCATGATTCTCTGCGAGAGCTTTTGCTTTTGTACAGAAGGGGCAACTTGGTATACTATAAATTTCTACTTTCATTCTAACCTCGATATTTTATCTTCTTTAATTACTTGAATTTTGGACAGCAATGGATGTGTCCAACCATGTGATACTATATAAGTATTCAAATTATCTTCACCTAATAAAAGTTCCACTAATCTTTCTTTTCCTTGTTCATCTAATACGTTTGTAACCTCGTCTAAGAATAATACATTTATTCTTGACTTAGAAATACTACTCATTAGTTTACGAATAGCAAGAAGTGTAGAAGTATTAACTCTAGCAAGTTCTCCAGCACTCAGAGCAAGTATATCAACTGCCTTTCCATTGTCATCAATTTCAACATTAAGTTTGTCATTGAGTACAACAAATTCAAGACTGAATCTACCATCTGAGAGTTCTGCAAGATATTCATTTGTTAATTCTTCTAAATCTTTTACTAGATTTTCAATTTTATAAGCAAGTAGTCCATTTGTACTAAATGCCTTCTTAAGTATTTCAACGTTTGCAAGTTTATCTTCAATTTCTACTATTGAGGCTGTTAACTCGTCTAGTTGTTTCTCAAAATCTGTTTGTTGTTCTTCTATAATAGAAAGTCTTGTATTGTGTCTTTCTCTTCTTTCATTTTCTTGTATTACTTCTTCAACACGACTTCTTCTATCTCTTATTCGAGATTTAATTTTCTCTATTTTTTGTTTTAGTTCCTCACTGTTTGGAACTTCGCTAGAAAGTTTGTGATCTATACTTCTGTATAAGTCTTCCCAGTTTTCTATTTTTTGTTTCATTTTTCTATGAAGTTCATTATTTCTTTCTAGTCTATCAATTTCTTTTTGAACTTCATCTAACTCTTCTGCGAGTTTTAATTTTGTAGAGTTATGTTTTTCATACTCTTGTTCGATAAATTCTATATCTATCTCTTGCCCACATGTCGGACAATCTTTTTCTGCTGCATCTTTTAGATCAGAATACTTTTTAACCATTCTACTTTCATAAGTACCTTGGCTTTTAATTTCTCCAATTTTAGTTTTTAACTCAGAAGTATCTGATATTTCAGAGTTTGCTACAAACTCTCGAGCAAGTCCTAAATCTATTGATTCCAGCTGCTTTTTATATAAATTATTTTGGTTTATTTTTTTCGTAATTTCGGAGATATTTTCAAATTCTATTTGTAAAGATCGCAAAGTTTCTTCATCTTCTTCCGAGTAAAATGGTAATTCCAATTTTGGAAGTAGTGATGTATCTTCCAATTTATTATCTAATAACCACTTATTGATTGTGTCAATTTTCCCTTGTATGCGAGAAACGTCTCCACCTAAAATTCGTGACAATTCCTTAAAAACTTCAAAGTATTTTACATAGTCATCTAACTGTAAGAGATCAATTAAAAATCTTTTTCTATTTGTATCTGTGGCAGTTAAAAATTGTAAACTTGCATTAGTATTTTGATAAACAATCTGAGAAAAAGTTTTGAAGTCTATACCAATAATTTCTTCTAGTGTTTTGTAAGTATTTGTAGCAGTATGAGAACTAATATCTTCTCCATTTTTATAGAGTTTTACTTTGATATTTGTTCTACGACTTACATCAATTTTATACTTATCATCTACTACATCAAATGACAAAGAAATATCATAGCCATTATTGACTTCACGATTTGGTATGTCTGCTTTTTTGATTCCTTTTGAGTTTTTATTAAATAATACTTCTTCAAGTATTAAAGGAATCGAACTTTTTCCTGTTCCGTTTGTTCCAACAAGTTGTGTTACTATGCTTTCAGTTAAGTCTAACTGATTTCCTGAGCCATAACTAAAACAATTATCCCACGTTAGCTTCTTTAGCGTAATCACTGAACACTCCTAAAATTTTCTTAACTTTATTTTCATCTAACTCTAATATATAACCAAGATATTCTCCTAGTTCTTCTTCTATTGTCATTTCTTTATCCAATATTAGAGTCGCCTCTGTTTTTCTTTTTATGACTTTTTTATCAAGTAATTCAGTATTCTTAATATTACTAAGATCTGAAACATCCCCTTCAATTTCATAAATTGTATGGTCATATTCTGTTTGTACCATTTCGCTTGGGTCTGTTACAGTTTTGCGAATTAATTGTGGTAAGTCAAATTCATGCCATGTCCACTGCCATTGATCTTTGTTATCAATAAGTAAGTATCCTGTTTTAACATGATTTCGATGAAAACTTGTAGTCATAGGACTGCCAGGGTATACAATATTTCGTTGAGTATTCTCGTGAGCATGTAAATCACCTGCAAATACGACTTTAAATTTATCAAATCTGTCTAAGTCTACTTCTGGTTGAACATGAGGTGGTATTTCACCTCTAACATGTGTAAATAAGACATCTGCTTTTATATTCTCTATAACATCTTTTTTGTGTAAATCTGCATAGGGTAATATAGCATAGTCATGTGGAACCATTTCTCCATATTCTAATTCATCTACTACTCTTACAAGAGGATTAAGTTCATTTGTAACTCTTTTTAAATTACTAAAGAAAGTTTTATTCTTTCGAGTAGCTTCGTGGTTTCCATCATAAATAATAGTTCTGACACTAACTCCTTTTACAAAATCAAAGTAAAGGGTTAGTTCATCCATTGAGGGGACTCGATCAAACAAGTCCCCGCCAATGATATGCAGATCAATATCTTTTTCGATATTATAAATTTGTTCAAAGAATAACTTATATCTGGTACAAGCCCATGATATAGGAACATTCTTTTGCCCTAGCTTTATATGCCAATCTGCGGTGAATAGAATCATTTGATATCAAACTCCTCAGAAATAGATTCATCAGGTGTTGAGTTATCAGCACCTTCTCTAAGTCTGTCAAGTAATTCTTTTTGAGCGTCAGCAGTAGGTCTAGGAAGAACTTCATCCATAGACTTAAGATTAGCAACTAATGCTAACTCATTTTCTGTTAATGCTCTTGGTTTGCACTTTAGTGCTTGTAGTTGATATTCAACATTGTAAGCCATTGGGCCAGTCTTAACTCTTTTAAAGTTTACATCCCAACCAGTTTCAAAGTCAGTTGGATCGCCAAGATCTTCTGCTGCGACCATGATCTGCTCAAGAAGTTTCTTCTTAAGATTTAGAACTTTAATTTTACCGTCATGTATACACTGAATAGCGTATGCCCAACCACATTTAAGTTCTGGATGATATTCTCTAACCCAGTCTTTTTCAATGTTAGTAAAAGATTCTGTATTTCTATCGAAGGATAGACACTCGAATGGTAAGTTCTTACCGTTTTCTCCTTTTAACCAGTAAACATATCTTGGTAACATGTCACCGACTAAACGTACTTTGTTATCTCCTTCTACATAAGCGTAGCTATCGATTTTATTCTTTTGGGCTTCGCCCTTTGCTTGATTAAATTTTATTGCCATTTCATTTCCTTTAAAGTGATTTCTTCAAATAAAAAGTGAATACGATCATTTTCTATTCGTAGTAATCTATTGTTTTTAATACTGTCCTCGTTCCCATTGAAGTGAAGGAGGTCTAATGTGGTATCTTTATTTTTTTGGTACTCGAAATAATTGCGCAAGGAAGCGATACCTGCATACTGCGCAAGTTCGCTATCCGAGTACCTCCTGCGTTGAATGAATAACGGTTTTGGATTTATTAAAAAGCTGTTTCCATGAAAGCTTTTTGTCCAGAACTTATATATTCTATCATGTCTATTTACGGGAGGAAGTTTGTAGGTGAGAATATGTAGAATTGTCAAGATGTCCTTGACGCTTCCCTTGCTTTCTCTTAGTATCTTTTCCCAATTATAGAATAACATTATAACAAAAATTTAACTCCATGTCAAGATATATTTTTTCATGCTATACTTCCGATACTACATAACCTTGTCGCATGTAATATCCCATTCTCGCACCTGCCTGCTTTCTAGCTGTACGACCTTCTAAGTGTATATCCACAATTACAGGCTGTTGTTTTCCCTCTCTTATACGAATAATTCTTCCGATAAGCTGTGTAAGTAGTGGTTCATTGTTAACGGGTGTCGCCAAAATAAGACAACTCAGGCAGTCCACGCTAATTCCTTCACTAAAGATACTTTGTGTTCCAAAGAGT